GCCCTTGTAGTTTCAATCTCAAGTGTCATTGATGACTGCTCAAAAACAGACCAATGATTATGCTTGATACAATATCTCAGTAACCCTGCATACTTAGGATTATCTTGATTATCAGGATTAGAAACTCTGGCAATATGAGCCATAGTTTTTTCAGCATCAGGTGTGATGCTTACAAGATCTACTTTCATTTAAATCCCTTTGATTCTTTTGCTTCAAGTTCTGCAAACTCTTCTTCTGCAAGTTTTAAAGTTTGCTTCATTTCTCTAAGTTTTTCATCTGTATATAGATAATCTTGCTTAATTAACTTTTTTAGTAATTTAATTAATGTCCTTTGTCTAGCCATTAATCTGAACCATCATCAAACATTTCATCATAGTCAAGTGGTGGTTCTGGAGTTGATTGCTCATTTTTATAAGACTCTACATCTGAATATACTTCTGCTTTCAATGCGTCAAGTGTTAATTCAAGAGTACGAACAAGGTCTTTTAATTTAGTGCGTTCCATAATATAAGACTTTTATATATTGTACACAAAAAAAGAGAAAAGGTCAACCCTCT